ATTGCTGCTATTTCTTGAGCTTGACTATATCCTATATTTTTAATTAAAAATGTATTTTTTATTTTTTTTGGATCTGATGAAAATATACCATCAACATCTGTCCAAATTTGATATTTAATTGCTTTAATAGCTGCAGCTAAAATGGAGCTAGTAGTATCACTACCACCCCTTCCTAATAAACAAGGTTTGTTATCGCTAGATAAACCACTGAAACCAGGAATAATTAAAACTTGATTATTTTCCAAATGGGATAATAATAAAGAGGAATTAACTTTGAATTCACCTTTATTATAAAATGAAATATTATTAGGTAGAGAACTTTTAATTATTTCAAAAGATGATACAAATTTAGATTTTATATTATTATAATTCAAAAAATCATTAAGTATATTGGTTGTAAAAAATTCTCCCATTGCTATTATTTCAATACCATTATTTTCTAAATCCCAAAGCTTTTCTTCCATAGTGTTAATAAAATTATTTTCCATTTTTGATAATTCTTTATTCATTTCTATAACTTCATTCCAAATATTAAAGTCTTTAGTATTGACGAAATCTAATAATTTATTGGTAACTCCTGACATTGCAGACAAAACAATTATATATTTAGTATCAGGGTTATTGTTTAAGATAGAAAGAATCATTTCATAAGTACTCGATAATTGCGAAGTACCTCCAAATTTTAGAACTTTAATTTGCATTATATATAAAATATTGAAAATATTATATTTATTTTACAATTTTATTATATTAATGGAAACAGTAGTATATTGTAATTTTTATCCACTAAATCATAAATATTCAACTACATTAGCTGGATTTGATTTGGATTCGACATTAATTAAAACCAAGTCTAAAAAACAATTTCCGGTTGATAATAATGATTGGATGTTTTTATTTGAAACAACAAGTGATATATTGAAAAAGAATAAAGATACAATGGTTATATTTTCAAATCAAATGGGTATTTCAAAAGGACATATAAGTGAAGAAGAAATATTAGAAAAAATAAATAACATTCAAAAAAATTTAAACATACCTTTTATATTTATTGCAAGTAAAGAAGATGATATTTACAGAAAACCCAGAATAGGAATGTATGAATATGTTGAAAATAGAATTGGAATAAAATTTAATAAGAAATCATTTTTTGTTGGTGATATGGCGGGAAGAGAAAAAGATAAAAATGATTCAGATAGAAAATTTGCTTTGAATTTAGGAATTAAATTTTATACTCCAGAAGAATTTTTTCTTGAGGTAGAAACACAAAAATTTTCATTGTCTGGTTATTTATTAGATAATAACCATAAAGGAACTAAAATTGATGTAAAACCTAAAAAAGAATTAGTAGTTTTAGCTGGTTTACCTGGCTCCGGTAAATCATATTTAGCTAAAAAATTTACAGATTATAAATTTTTTAGTAGAGATGAATTTGGAAGTAAATATGTAAAACTTTTAGAGAAGAGCATTAAAAAAAATGAACCAGTAGTTGTAGAAGGATTATTTCAAACTAATGAATCTAGAAATAAAATTTTAGACTTGGTTAAAAATACTGATTATACAACTAGATTAATTCTTATGGAAACAGAACCAGATTTAGCATACCATTTAAATCTTTATAGGAGTTTATATGAAGGAAGAAACAGAATTCCACACATTGTATATCATAAATATAAAAAAAATTTTGAACAACCTATAGCAAAACAGTGGACAACAATTGAATATTGCCATCCTCAAATAACTAAGGAACATAATAAATTTTATTTATAAAAAAAAAATGAAAGTTTTATTAAATATAAAAAAAATATTAATTTATGATGTTAAATTCAAAATTATTCTTTTTACCAAAAGATGAAATTAATTCCATAGGTTCTAGTAATTTAACTTATGGTTCTTTAACAAACAAAGGTATTAAAACTACAGTTAATTCAATTAATAAATATATGAAAAATAATATATATGGTTTTGATTTGGGTTGTGGCGATGGAGAACTTATTTATCATTTAGAAAATCAATTAGAAAATTCAAAATGGGAAGGTGTTGAAATAAGCGAATTTAGAGTTTCAAATCAAGTTAGAGATGTATGTATTTGGCAAGGTGATATGTTAGATGAAAATTTTAGAATATATAATGTTATTCATTCAGATAATTTATGTTTGGATGATAACATTGCTGAAAAATTAGAAAAAAAATTAATAAATGAATTTAAGGGATTATATATTACCTATAGAAAACCTCAATATGATAAGTTTTTAAAAAAGGCAATTTATTTGGATACAATTTTAACAGAAACAACCTGGACAAATCATCCAATACATTATTACATAATTAACTAATACTAGAAAATTTATGTCTAGTTGCTAATATTTTATTTGTATTTCTATTAAAAGATACTTTCTGATTATTATAAGATGAAAGAATTCCTTCACCTTCTAAAATATGGTAAGGATAAAAATAAACTATTTTATCTATTGTAATATCTACAAATTTTCCATTGTCATAACCTAAAGTAATAAATGTACAACCTTTATTTCCATAATTATAGGTATTACTTTTATTTGTTCTTCCTGTAGCAATTAATCCTCTAAATTTAACATAATATTCATTTGGTAAACCAGGTGTATCTTGTTCAATAATATTTAGATAACAATTATCAATAAAATTAGGTGATAACCAATATCCAAATGTTAGATATTGTTTATTAGTGTCTGTAATTTCTTTTTTAGGATTTTTTAATTTTACTCCAGCTGTTTTAGCTTCGTTATAATGAACCCATTTTCTATAAGAAGAATGACAATGTTTTAAAGTTGACTTCCAAAACTCTTTTGGAAAATGTGCTTTACAATATGCTAAAGCCCAAACTAATTTACCATATGATATTGCATGACTTTTACAAAAAGAATATCTTCTTAAATCTGATAAAGAAGAACTTATATTTTTCTTTTTATCATCTGTTATATTAAATTGATTAATTAGTGCATCGAATTCATTTATTAATTTTTCTTTATTTTTACTAAATGCTCTACGATATTTGTCTGCTTCGCCTTCATTACATTTTATAGAATTTTTTATAAAATTAATTGCATCATCATCAAAAATTAAATAATTACCGAATTCACCTCTTTCAAAATCTACGATAGCTTTCGTTTTATTTCCATTAGCTGCAGCTGGTCTTACAAGAGCCAAACAGAATGCAACATCCATAAAATTTTTAGGTTTAACTAGAGCTAAAATCTTGCGCATTGCTGGTGATTCTGCAAATGTTAATCCGATATTATTTCCATCTCGAAATAATTTAGTTATTAGTTCATCGTTTTTTGGATAATCTTCAATATTACATAAACTAATATCAAATAATTGGGCTAATCCTCGATTAGATAAAATATCAATTTTGAATAGTCCATTATCTGCAACATCTTCTTTATCATAAATAATTTGATTTTTATTTTTTGATTCTAATCTAACATCATCTGGTATCTGGTTATCATAAATAACAATACCACCGCAATGTAAAGAGTAACATCTCATTGTTCCCATTAATTCAGATTTTTTATTTTCTATTTCATTTTTCCAATTTGGAAAGCTTCTAGAATTACATTTCTCTCTAGAAATAAAAGTGCTTTTACCATCTTTTTCAATCATTACTTGTCTAATAGCTTCTCTAGTTGCTGACTTTTCTTTATACATAACATGATTACTTATTCTTGCAACTCTATTGTTCCAATGTTCATCAATTCTTTTAAATACTTCCTCTCTTTTATTATAAGGGAAATCGAAATCGATATCTGGCATAGAGTCCCTAGTTTCGCTTAAGAATCTAGCAAAGCAAACATTATCTTCTACTGGGTCAATATTTGTAATTCCCAAGCAATAACAAACCAATGATGACCCAGATGAACCTCTTATAATATGAGGAATATCTTTTACCAAATCTAATAATTCATAAACTTGTAAGATGTAATTATAAAATTTTTTTTTTATAATAATATCAAATTCAGATGTTAATCTATCTAAATATTCTTTCTTTTTTGGGCTTTTTCTTTTAAATTTTTTAATGATATCTTTTACTATAATGTTTTCAAATATGTCGTAGTTCATTTAATTTATAATAACATATACTCTTTAAGTATTTTATTTATATAAAAAAAAAAAATATTATAAAATATTATATATGACTGAAGAAAATAAATATGCATGTTTTAAAACGTTTAACGTTGATAATAGATGTATTAAAGTTATTGATAATTACAAAGGAACTACTTATCCCAATATTGCTGAATGTATGAGAAATTGTAATTCAGAAAGTGAAGAAATTGCTTTGAAAAAACTAAAAGATAAATACAAGTTAAAGGATTTAATAGAATATATTAAACCAAAATTATCAGTTAATCTTCCTAATTTGAATGATATACCAATTTTAAATTATAATAAAGAAACTTATAATAAAAAAGTATTTGATAGTGACGAAATTAAAACTTTTTATAGTTTGTTAGTAACCACCGAAAATGATAAATTTGTTTTCACTAATTTATTTTTTGAAAAATTTATTGAAACATCTAATTGTATTTTAGGAACAAGTTTTCATGTTAATATTATTTCAGCAATAAAAAATAGAAAAATAAATTATTCATTTGATGATATAGAAAAAGATTATATTTATCATTTTATGGATGAAAAATATAAAAAAGATTTTGACATAGAAATAAAAACATTTGTTGAAAGTACTAAATTATTTTTTATTAAGCCGATTTCAATACAAAATAATATTATAAAAATTGGTCATCAAGCATTTATGATTATTAAAAAAAATACTTCAATTTTAAATGTATTTATTTATGACCCAATATCAGATCCTGATTCTACAATTATGGAAACTTTTGAAGAATTTTTTAAAATTCAATTCAAAGATAAATATAAACATACGTTTTTCAATTTATCAAAGATATATGGAATTCAAGATTTTGAACAGCGTAATCCCATTAATAAGCATTTCTTAGAAATTGTTGATATACATTCAAAATCTTTACTTTTAAATTTACAAGATTTTTTAAATTTTGCTGAAGATATTTATTTAGAAAGTACTAAAGATTTAATTAATTTTAAGAATATTGTTTATTCTAGATTTTTCATTGGTTTATCTGAAAATCATATTTTAAAATTAGATATTGACAAAGTAATTGATATAATTTTTGAAATAATTAACTTGGATATCAAATCTTATAGAGAAAATAGTTATAAAATTTATGATTCAACTTCATCTATGTTTATTAGTAATAGTTTAACTCCTAAATTTAATGAATTAATAATTAAAGAACAAGAATTAGGAATAAAGAAGAATGAATTAATTAAAAAATATAATGAAAATAGACAGTTTGATTATTTTGAAAATTTATGCCAATTATGGTGTTATTATACGATAGTATTAATGTTGATAAATCCTGATATAGATCCATATACTATAATTAAATCTTCTTTTTATCAATCTACAAATTCTAAAAATATTGAAAGATTATACGAAGCAATATTAATTAGAAATGAAGAAAAAAAATCCAATGATAGTATGTCATTTTTATTTGATAATGACTTTATTGAAAAACAAGAGAAACATTTAGAAGAACTAAAAGAAATGATTATTCCCGATGAAAAAAATTCAGTATTTGATGAACACTTTCGAATTTTATATATTAAAATAACAAATTTTATAATTTTAAATATTCTTTACAATCGTACATTCGATAAATATTTATTATATTCTATTGGTATAAATGACAAATCAAATGATATATTTCGTATAAAAATGATTCCAGAAAAAGTTAATAAAATGTTAGATGATTTTAATTTTGATACTACAGAAATGACTGCTAGTAAAATATTTTCTATAATTAAAACAGGTAAAAAATTTTTAGATGTTAATTCAGATATTTTAAAAACAAAAGAATATAAACTTGTAGGTGGCTCTATATTTTATAAAAAATATCTTAAATATAAAAATAAGTATTTAAAATTAAAAAAAATTGAATAAAATAGCCAATGTTATTATATTGTATAGTTATGTCTCAACTAGAAAAAGAAGTATTAAATTCCTTATTGGCTCTTCAAAATGGCAATAATAATGATGAGAATTATAAATTTAAGCAAATTCTTACTATTTGGAATAGTAAGAATTTTAAAACTTATTCACCAAAAGATATTTATATAATTGCTAAACCTATTTTTGAAAAATCTTTAAAGACACATAATTTGAGTTCAGCTCAAATTAGATATCTTATGAGAGGATTTTATCAGTTTATTGCAAAGATTGAAAATAAGGATGCATATTCAAACATTGATAAAATTATTAATTCTTTCAATTATAAAACCTCAAACAAAATTATTGAAAAGGAGGGAAAGAAGGAACGTACACATGAGGAGGAGGAGGAGGAGGAGGAGGAAGAGGAAGAGAAACCAGCTAAGAAAAGTAAAACTGAAAAGGATACTTATAATAGCAAATATGTATGTAATCTCCCTTTCAAAATCTATATGATGTTAGTTAATCTTGGTGCAATTAACCTCAAAGGAGAATATGTCAAACAGGTTCAGATTTCTAATGAACAATTGCAAGAAATTAATAATACTGAGACTATTATTAATTTGGCAAAAATGGATTTGATTTATTTTTAATTTGTTTATTTTATCTTTAAGCAATAGGGTAAGAAGGGTCCATTTGGATACCGCATTGACCGGATGCACCATATTGTACACCTCTTCCAAGTAAAATGTAACCATCCATTCCCCAGTCAGCTCCCCAAGAATTCTTTACAATCCAGTAGTCATTACCGTTCAAAGTTCCATAACCAACAGCAAGAACACCGTGGTCAAGATTGGTTCCACATGAAGCAGTCATTACACCGGAGCTGTAAAATTGGAAATGGTTTTGGTCTGCTTCAACTGCAACTGATACAGGTTGTTGAGCAACTGCAGTAAGTAATGCTGTTTCAGAGTTAGAAGGTACATCCTTGAAACCAGTAATAGTTACTACAGAAGGTACCTTTCTGCAAGTACCATCTGAAGCAGTGTAAGGGTAAGAAGCTTCAGAACCAAGTCCATGATTGTTAATGATATATTGGAAACCATTGTCCATTAAACCACCATTGCATCCTTGGTTTCCTTCA